AATTTCTCCTTGCATTTGGTCCTACTAAGTATTTATCAAAAAATGCTGCACTCCAAGGGTAGATGTCAGCAAAAGGAATTACATCCCTAGTTCCATCAACATAAGCAATTGGCACACCCATTTTATCTAATGTATAAAGAGTAAACCTTTCAGCAAGGTCTTCCGTTGGTCCTTCGTCCCTGCCGTATTCAGTTATTCCCTTTTCACCAAGTAGCGTGGGCCAAAAACCATAATCTGGAAAATATACTTTGCCTATAAACTTTGCGCTTTCTTTAGCATCGTTGTCTTGAACCTGAATAAATTCACGAGTATCCGCTAATGATTTAACTCGTGGTTTTTCTGCAAATGCGTGCGCTAATTCATGTATAAATACATATTCATTTTTAGGGTTAACCTCTTGTAGTTTACCAAGCGAGTACCTTGGCTTTTCATCCTCATCATAATCAAAATAACTTGGCATGTTTCTGTTGTCGGGTGAGTCGGCAATATTTATAGCAGAGCCGTCTTGTACTACTGAGTCATTAACCACATAACCAGCATAATCACTAAACCCAAGGTCCATATAACTAAGTTGTCGCAATTTGGCTCTTTCACTTTCGGGAAGCGTATCTAAAATTTTGTCAAATCTAACTCTTGGATACATTGACCGTGAAGATATTTCATCTATCTTTATTTGTTCGTTTCCAGCAGGATAACCAGTTATATAACTTTCGTAAAAAGACTTATACTCGTCAGGATAAATTTCTCGTTGATAAACAATTCCATCTCGTTTTGTAACAATCATATAAGGCGGTTGCTCTGTATTGATAGAATTATAGTCATTGCTACGGATTAATATTCCTTCATCGTCCTTAAGATTTGCAATCGCGGGAGATAGATAGTTACTATAATCTTGACCTGATGTTGTTGCGTTTAAGAAATTTTCTAGGTTACCAATACCCTGTGTTGGGTTTGTTTTATCTATTTCATCTTGAGTAAAATCTCCAACAATAAACAACGGTTTTTCAAATTGACCAGTTATTTGACCACCATATTGTTGTCTGGCACCTTCTGTATAAAATACTCCAGGGGATTCCATTCTTCGGTCTTCACGCAATTGCTTTATTTTTTCATCAGTGGGCGGATTGCCTTGTCCATAACCCATCATTATTTCAATTAATGCTTTTTCTTTCATACCTGGCAAAGACTCGTAATATCTGCTTGGTGCCAATCTACTATTCTGGTATTCTGCTTGCGCTCGGATATTGTTTTGTTCTTCTGTGTAGCGTTCCATATCTTCAATAACTGGGCTTAGTAGTTTTTTAGCAATACTTTCAAGAACATTTGTAAATACATTTCCACCAAAACGCTTTGTTGTTTGACCTGAGTCAATTGCTGATTGAAAAGCCGCTTCTTTGTCAACGATCTGTTGTTCAGCCATGCGACGGCGTGCTATTTCTCTTTCCATTTCATCTGCCGTAGCCATTACTTATCCTTTTTCTTATTACGCTCTGAGATAGCCTTTGCCTTTTTACGAGCATCGGCTTTAGAAACTGCACCCCATGCAAATAAGGAAAGTAGCAAGCGAGTTGGCTCACCATCCTTATCACGCTCAGGACCAGGCATATTGCCCATACGGGCTAGGAATGAAGCACGGCGAGGATTATCCCCAGATTTAACTGGAGCCTTAAGATCACTACCAGGGTTAGCCTTTTCGTAGGACTTGCGTCCCTTTTCATTAAGGCCACCTTTGGTGTTCTTACCTTCTTTCCGTTGCCACGCTTCAGATGCCACTATTTGCCTTTCTTAGCCTTAGGGACACAGTTGGGCACAGGCTTGCCTGATTTGCCCTTCTTCATTCCGACCATCTCGTAGTCTTTCCAACAAGGAGTCGGTGCTTTCTTCTTGGCAGCCATTACTTCTTCTTTTTGTTGATTGCTTTTAGGTCTGCACCAGTAATCTTTTTGCGAGGTTCCGCAATAGCAGCAAGTTTCTTTTGCTTATCTGAATACTTGCTGTACGGCATTACTTAGCAGTCCTTGTTGCGTTAATCAATACTGTTGCTGTACCACTAGTGTACGAAGTCATCTGAACACGAATAAACGACAAGGCGTGTGTTTCGTGCGTAAAAATACCATTGATGGTAGTTGTGGTCTGTTGATCATAATTGTTAGCACGACCAATAGTGTGCACACCAAACACATTATAATCAGTTCCATTCAACGATGCGCTAAAAGTAATAGTGCCTACCCATGTTCCAGTTATCTGTACTGCCACAATATCAGCACCATCAATATCTCCACCAACAACACTGTTTACTGCGGTCAATGTTCCAGTAATTTGTCCAGGTACAATCATTTTTTATCCTTTGGTTTAGTTTTGGGTTTTGGTTTTGCAACAACATACTTAGGTTTAGTTGTGCTTTTCATTGGCCCGTATGACGGGTTTCCCTTCATCATAGCGTTGGGGGAAGAGTTTCCCCAGGTAGTATTCCACTTGGTCCGCTAGGGCGGGGCTTAGTAGGTGGCATTGGTCGTCCTGGACCACGCTTGGGACGCGGCTTAGGAGGCGTTCCACCAGGTCCACGCTCAGGACGCTTCTTGGGTGCTGGACCCATCAAAGTGCCAGGGGCAAAATCGCCACCAAGGAATGAGCCAAGCGCCTTAGCAGCGTTGAGCCATCCTTTGCCTGCTGCTTTTGCACCATCAATCCCTGCGTCCACAACTGTCTTGGCAGCGTTAACTGCTGCTGCAGGAATCTTCTTTGCAGTGTCGGCAGCGTCAAGGATTACTTTGTCTGCTGCTCTAATCAATTTCTTGAGTTCTGCTTCTGTCATTTCAAGAGCGTCCTCAATGGGACCATCCTTTTGAGCAGCCGTATAAGCCTTGCCCATCGGGCTATCCATACCTGTCATTCGTCCTTTTGCCATTATTTTACTTCTTTCTCTAGGTGCCAATCAATATGTTTTTCAAGTTTTGTGTCAACTTTGTCAACACTTTTAATTACTTCTTTTAGAAGTTCTCGGGATTCTGCATGCTGTTCAGTATTCTCTTTACGGAGACTCTGTACCAACACAACGAGTGGGCCAAGAATTAATGCCGATATAACAGAAGCCCAGAACGCAGCCATCAGATCAATTCGGCGCGATCAGGAACTTTGCTAATCTTTCCTTGCTTAAAAGCATTGGAATCTTCGTAATATCGTTGCTGTTCACGAATAGTCTCAGGATTTTTAAATTGACTAGTCATCCCTATTCGTATGCCTTTAAGATGGCATGCAAAACAAAGACCCCGTTTGAGGTCGTTTTCAGAGTCAATTGTCTTTCCACAAGTGCAATTCATGTTCAATCTCCTATCTATAGGTCTTTTTATTATATTAGTAGGTGTTGAAAGAGCCGATTATGAACTTCTCGGGTTCTGGCTTTTTAATACTGGATGCAAACCAGTCAATTGTCCCAAAAGCCTTTTCTACTTTTGGACGATATTCAGATAAAAATACATATTTAAGCATCTGATTAGCAATAGCCAATGACATAACTCTGTCGTCATGAGGTGACCCATGGGTAGAACCATTGTCGGCACGGACGAATGTTTTGAGTTCAGCAATGGTGTATTCACACCTAATGTCAATAACTCCATCTCTAATATTGGCATTGAGTTCGTCAATGGCTAGAGGCTTTGACAATGTAGTAGTTCTCCAACCAAGTGTTTCTGAGGCTTCGGCGTTACGCTGGTTTAATCGGCGTTGACGATAAATATTAGGATAGTTTGCTTTATATAGGCTGGTCAGGGTGGTAAGACCGTGGTTGTTTGATTCCACACCAATAAGTGCAGCGTTATAGAAATGACCTAAACCAAATAGGATTTCGCCAAATTTATCTGGATCAATATGTCCATGCCATAAAGCAACGACAACACCTGACTTGGCATCAATAACATGTGCGGAAGAAAAGTCACCGCGTGCTAATCCTTCAGCCACATCGGCACCAATCGCATAAACCGTTCCGTGTACTGGTAAGTGCCAAACACTTAAGGCTCCACCAGACTTTTCAAAAATAAAAGAATTAACTCCAGAGGTTAGTTGCTTTAAATAGCCCTGGTCTGGTTTTGAGGTTTCCATGCGGTGTAAGCCATCTAAGTCAAATACAGGCCGTCCTGAGCGAATAAAAGCCTCTTCTGGATTAGATGGGTACTCTTGATGCAACTGCCAGTCGGCAAGTTCTTTAGCCTGAGCATCGTACCAATCCTGTCCACGATCACTGTTCGCTGACCATGGAAAGAAGATGCCAGTGAATCTGTTGGTTCCAGTTTGACTTCCTTGCCATAGGTTATAGAAGATATTGCCTTCACCCTTGGCAGTAGACAGACAGATAACACGACCACCGACATCGGCAATTGGTTCAATGGCTGCCCACGCTTCTTCAGGGTTGGGCAAGAATGCCATTTCGTCAATAATAACTAGGAATACTGATTCACCACGAGCAGGGTCGTTGGCTGATGGCAAAGACTCAATGAGGCTGTCGTTGTCAAATACCATCTTGAGCACATTGTTTGAAATGAGTTCTGGACCTCTTCGCTTTAACCATTCTGGAAGATGCTTATATAAATATTTAGATTTAGATAATAGTTTTGTTGCTTCGCGTTCAGTCTTTGACAACATGACTACAAAGCGATCTGGCCAGAAATAGGCTACCCAGAAAGCATAGGTGGCTGCCAGAGTGGAGAAACCAATCTGACGAGACTTAAGTACAATAGTGTATCGCTTATCAATCCATGCACGAACTGCTTCTTTTTGAGCATCGCGTAGATTTAGTTTAATCTTACCTTGAGAAGGGTGTTTGATGTAAACATAATTAGAGCAAAAGTAACTGAATGCTTCTAGTAGTTCGTCAGTTGACGCTTTATCAGGTCCTCGGCATTGACGAAATTTATGTTCATCAAGTAGTTCTTCTAATGTAGCCATTCATTTCAGTCCTTCGTTCATTCTTCTACTGTTGTTGGGGGTAATTCTTGATTTTCTAATACTGGAATATCAATAATAACCCACTCTTGAGTTTCTTCGTTCCATCCCCAAGTTTCGTCACCCTCTGGTCGTGGAATGGGCGTTGTCCATAATCCTGTTTCGGGGTCAACGATAAATGATGGGAATTGTTCTGGCTTAGGCGGAATAAAAGCGTCAAGTTCTTCATCATAGGTAAAACCAATGCCAGCATAGTTTTTACGCATTGGTTCTTTATTATTACTATGAACACCACCGTAAGTATTGATAGATGTTTGAATCCATCTTCCACCAAGATTTTCAATTAACCATTGGTAGCCTTCATCAGGTTCATCATTATTACCAACGAGTACAGTAACAACAATGTTGTTTTCATCTATTTGTGCCCAATGACTCATGTTAACCACCTCAGGTACACAGCACCACGATATCCAGTAAACCCTGGGCCAAATGCTGCGTCATTAGCACCACTACCACCTGCCCCACCAGACCCATCAACAAGAGTTGAATTATTACGACTGTCGTAATTACCACCTTGTGCGCCATAACCAAAAGTTAGATTGTTTATTGTTGTGGCACTTCCGCCTAATGCACCTATGTAATAAGTGGAGATTGCTGATGCATTGCTCCCAGCACCTGCTCCACCTCCACCACCGTTATATTGACCAGAGTTTCCAGCCGTACCAGAAAAGTTGGAGTTACTAGCACCAGTGCCACCAAAACTAGTGGCAAAGTAGTTAACATAACCACCACCACCACCAGTAGGGCCAGTTGCTGAATATGTAACCGAGGCTGGTGTAACTATAGAAGATGTACCACCAGTACCTCCTTGACTTCCCCCAGCAGGAACATTGACATTGTTACTAAATCCACGAGAACCACCTGCTCCACCTGCTCCAACGGTTATTGTGTAAGAACCAGACGCTGCATTACTAATGGTCGTGGTAGCCCTATTACCAGCAGCGCCTCCTCCACCTCCAGAAAATCTACCAGAAGACTGGAACGCTCCTCCTCCACCTCCTGAGCCACCAGAAATGACAAGAACTTCAATGTCTCTAACACCATTGACAATAGTAAAAGTACCGTTGGCAGTAAAGTACACACCTTTATAGCCAGTTCCAGGACTATTCCATACAGTGCCACCAGTAGTCCACAAACTACTTTTAGAACTACCAATTACACCAGAGATTACACCTGTCATTAAGTTAAACCGTTTCCGCTAATCACCCATGTGGTTGAAGTCACTTTGACAGCAGTTGCCATACCATATTGGGCAAGAGTTCTAGAACCAGTTGATCCACTACTAACCAAATACATAGTATCAGTTGTAATCGCAATAGTCACGGTTGCGCCAGCAGCAGCAATGAATGTAATAGTTGTACCAATAGGCATAGCAATAGTTCCATTGGCAGGAATAGTTACTGTACGAGTTGCAGTAGAGTAAATATGTTTTCCAGCATCAGCGGCAACTATTCCGTAAGCACCTGTAGTCGTAGCGTTTTGAGGCAGACCCATATATCCAGGACCAGTAGCCCCAGTTGTAGTTGTTCCAGCAGTAACAGTAAAGTCACTTAGATTACCTGTAGTGATAACTGTACCTGTTACATCAGGTAAAGTGATCGTTCTATCGGCAGTTGGGTCAACAACCGTAAGAGTTGTTTCAAAAGAGTCACCAGTTGCGCCTTCAAAGATAATGTTTCCATTTACAGCAATATTTCCGTCAACATCTAGTTTTTCTTTAGGTGTATTAGTACCAATACCGACACGATGGTTTGTTGAGTCAACTGCAAATGTTGGATCAGGGTTACCAGCCCCATCAACCTCCAGGTCTCCTTCTAATTCAAGACCAGTTGAGGTATTATATTTTAGGTTTGCGCTACCTGCGGGGTTATTTGAACCATCTTTGTAAACAACTTGGTTGGCAGAACCAGCAACAGGACCAGTATCACCCGTAGCACCCGTTGGACCAGTCTCTCCCGTTGGACCCGTCGCTCCTGTAGGACCCGTTGGACCAGTAACAGTAGAAGCAGCACCTGTGGGACCTGTAGGACCTGTGGGACCTGTGGGACCAATAGGACCTGTGGGACCTGTGTCGCCAGTCGGACCCGTCGCACCAGTAAGACCCGTCGCTCCTGTAGGACCTGTAGCACCTATGGGACCTGTGGGTCCAGTAACTGTACTTGCGGCTCCTGTTGCACCTGTTGCACCTGTGGGTCCTGTTGCACCAGTTGGTCCTGTAACGGTTGAAGCGGCACCAGTAGCACCAGTAGCACCAGTTGGTCCTGTAGGACCAGTAACAGTACTTGCAGCGCCAGTAGGTCCAGTCTGCCCTTGTGCTCCATTAGGTCCAGTTGAACCCGTAGAACCTGTTGGTCCAGTTGGGCCCGTCACAGTAGAGGCTGCGCCAGTAGCGCCTGTTGCCCCAGTACTACCCGTTGCGCCTGTAGGTCCCGTTGGTCCTGTAGCGCCAGTAGAGCCTGTCGCACCAGTCGCTCCAGTGGGTCCAGTAGAGCCAGTTGCACCAGTTGCACCCGTAGCACCAATAGCGCCAGTGGCACCAGTCGGACCAGTTGATCCAGTAGCACCTTGCGTCATGTACGATAAGGAAGTCCAAGCCGTTGTACCATCACCAATTTTTATTTTGGCTGTGTCGGACTCAATGCCAAGTTCTCCAGAAAGAAGAACTGGGTTATTTGAAGTCCAGTTAGCAGCGGTATCGCGTCTTAATTGAATTCTAGTAGCCACTCAAATCACCTCAACTTTCGTCTTGTACGACGAGGAAGCACATATTGAGAAGTCCCAGCAACACCTTGGTTGGCATCAAATGCATATGCGGTAGTCGTTAAAGTTGATTTATTATCATCTACTACAAAACCTAGAAGGTAGTGAAATTGGGTAGATTCTGCAAAACCACCATCAACGGCATCTTCTTCTTGGTGGTCAATCAGCAATTGATATTGAGATTTAGTGAAACCAGTTTTAACCGTATTCATTGTTTGAACGAATAACGGCTGATTATTTCCTTGGAAAGATGTTGATGCTGGAGCAGAAAAAGTTGGTCTCATTTACTTCCTTTTTTAATAATTTCTTCTAATTTGGCAATTTCCTTATTATCAGACTCACGCAATTCGCGATTTTTCTTTTCGGCACTTGCGTATTGGCCAATCAACGCTTCTAATTCGCTGTCAGTAAGTTCTTTAGCGTTTTCTGTTTTGATCGTAATGTTTTGGTTTGCCTTGGGCATTTGGTCCGTTGCTTGTAAATACAGTTGGGCACTTTTAATGTCACCTGCTACGCCACGAGCGTAAAGAACATCTAGTAACTTTTTGGTTCGTTCAGGGGATTTTGCTAAACCTTGAATGCCATCTTTGTACTCTCGGTCAAATTCTGGAATCTTTTTCCAATTTGTCAAGGTATTTGGACTAATATCGTGAAGTTTGGCCCATTCCGTCTGTGTGTTAGGAATTTTCAATTCGTCTGGGAGTAGCAACCACTCCAAATAATCTCGTTGCCTTGGTGTTAACTCTTTCATCGGTCCTCCGAAAAATAAGAATGCCTATTAATAAGGCGTTTCTATTATATTTGATGAATTGTGACGCACTTCACACCACTGGTTACTGCATAAGTGTCCAAGACCTACTACTATGTAAGTCATGGGGAACGAAACCCCGTCTTGGTACTGCTAAACTCACCAAGGCGGGGCTGTTCCGCCAGTATAATAAAAAGGTTTATAGGTATGGCACGAATGAAAAACTACAAAGCAGGAGCAAACCGTCACTGGCGAGCAATTGCTTCATCTGAACGATGGGCTCAAAGAAAGCCAGAAACAAGTTATATTGTCGGTGGTCTTTTACCCAAAGATATCAAGACCGCCAAAGATGGACGCAGATACTTTCTGATTGACGGCAAAGTCAATTACATCAAAGGATCAAAACCCACACGCTAAAGTGTGGTACACTTACTTTAGAGACATAGTTACGCCCAAGACTGGGCAATCTCCCTGCGATGCGTACAGGGGCCATCGTGAGAAGCGACTCGTGGGAACTCCTTGCTGAGACATAGGGAGCCACGATGCTGTAGGTTTAAAGCCGTTGCCCTTACACGAACCCCTTACGGGGATAGGTACACTCTTTCTGAAAAGAACGGTAATGCAGGTTACGGGTCGGTAGTTCAGCAATGAACACACACAACTTTCCTGGCTTTTTAAATAAAGCGAAAAGTGGGGGGAGTACTCACACTCTGTCTCAAACCTGCTTCTTTTTTTTCCTTTTTTTGTTTTTCTGAAAGAAAGGTGTCAACTCAACTAATAATAAAACATATTAGTTAAACATCGTGATGCTGGACTGAGGAGTGCCCTTCTCCGAAGGAAGCAGCACATTGGTGCGCTGAATGCAGCGCTACAGGCGTGGACTGGACTAAAGTCCAAGCACACAGGAACTCGCTACGCTCGTTGGATTCTTCTCTCCTCTTTCTCCCTAAACCTGAGGCAAGGAGCGAAGCGACGCAGCCGAAGACATTGACGAGGGCGCAGCCCGAGGAGATGTACCACGCCATCCGTGATGGACATATAATAAAAGCACTTCCTTATACAGCACCTAAAACAGAGGAAGATATTATTATTACTTCAACGGAAATAGAATTAACTTTGTACTACCTACAACGAGTCATTCCACGGGGTAAAGAAGAGGAAAATGAACTGGTTAAATTAATCCAGAATCTTTCCAAACATGTAAAAAATAATATTATATGATATTTAAATGCTGTCGGTACCTTTAGACAACTAGGTGGCCCCTTTGGGCATAATATTAGTTACAACGGCTCACAACGCATTCTAGAGGGCAATGAGAAGACTTTATGATGATGCAAAGGATTAATGATGATGATTCATATTATGAAGAAAAAAGATGACACCTATGGCTCCATGTGCAGTATCGTATATAGTATCTTCTCTTTACTAGGTGGTAGGGGTACCCACTCCCCCTCCCTTGTATGAAGCCTTGTAGTTGTGGTAAGCGTAGGACTAGAGGTTCTGGTGCTAGGTTCTGTGATGCTTGTGTTGTTAAGAAGGAGAAGGCTTATGTGTCGTCGTTGCTGGGTAAGTATGGTCTTACTCCCTCTGAGTATTATGCATTGCTTAGTGTCCAAGGGAATACTTGTTATGTTTGTTTGCGGGCTCCTGGTACTAGGCGTCTGTGTGTGGACCATGACCATGTGACTGGTAAGGTGAGGGGTTTGTTATGCGGGAAGTGCAATACTTACTTGGGGCATATTAAAGATTCCATTGATGCTGCGGATAGATTGGCTACTTACTTAAGACGGGCCAGATAGTGTGATACACTGTAGTCATGCGTATATTGACTGATGAGGATGTTGCTGAGGTGCGGGCTTTGTGGGCTTCAGGTAGATTTAAACAGTGGGAGTTGTCTGACTTGTTTGATGTGGAACTCCGTTACCTCAAGAAGATTCTTTATTACGAGGTTCGTTGTAATGTTCCCGATCTAGATGATGTTGTTCGCCGGCCCAAAAGAAAATATAATAAAAGTGTCTTAGTTGCAAGCAAAGTGTCCTAAGACCTGATACACTTAAT